TAATTCTGTTTGTATCCACCAATTAGGTAGTGGTGTTTGTGATGGTTGAATTTCCAATCCATTACTAAATGTAAATGTTGTTAATCCCAACGCGGCGAAATAATCATCACCAATAGCAACTTCTCTGATATCACTTATGTTAACAAAAAATGCTCCTAACCAATTGGGTGTACTAGCTTCACTTGGTGGTGTAAATTTTACATCAACCCTATCACCTGGAACAATATCGTAAAATTCATTAGTAGAAGTTGATTGTAATGTATTTTCTTGTAAATTTATTACCGAATCACCAGTACTTGTTATCTCATAATAATCAACTTGGTTATCCGTATATTCTGCAACGGTTGGGTCTACAGTTTCTACTTCTATAATCGAATCTATTTCAAATTCTGATTTAACAAGTCCATCAAAATTTCCATTAACAATAAAAGAATTACCACTAAAACTTTCAACAACATATTCAGAAGCACCCCAACGAATTGTATCTCCAACTTCCACACCATATCTTGAAGTGGTAGTACTTATTATATTGTCACGAATCATCATCAATTGGCTTTGTCCATCAGGCCCTAAATCTTCTGGTAATTGTTGCCACGCGTTAAACGCGTCTTCCATACCAGAATCGAGAAAGGCTATTTTTTCACCTTGTGCAATTATCTTAGTAGATTCTTGACTTGTAAATCTTTCATCATCTTGAGTTATCGTAATAGTTTCTGTTGTTATAGTTACAGCATCTTGACCAAAAAATTCTGTAGCAGAAGTTGTATAAGAAGTATCAAGTCTAATTAATTTTGTTGAGTCTCTTTCAATAATAGTACCACGAACCCAAGTATTATTATCTGTTGGAAAAACACCTGATGGTAATGGTGGTGCTGGTGGGTCTGGTTCTGGTTCTACATCTTGACCAGGTGGGTCTGATGGTGTTACTGGTGTATCATCGTAATCTTCAGGTGGTGGATTATCTAACCTATCACCAACTGGTACGTCATCAATATTAGAATCAGGATTAGTTGGCGGATTACTATCCTCACCTACTTCATTAATAGGTGTATCTTCCCACTCATTAGAGTCTCTAAGCATTTTAGGAATGATAGTATATGGTTTACCGCCCCATCTAATCATTTTATATTCCTGCCATAGTAGTTACAAATTGAAAATTACTTACCGCACCTGCACTTGGTTTATAAACTGGTAAAGTTTTATTAAGTCTTGGTCTTACTTGTGCTTCATATGGAAGTAATGGTTCATTGTGTCTTGGTATTTCATTTTGTATACCAGCCGCCATATATCTTGGGTTTTGCATTCTTGGTGTCATTATAACTCTACGTTCAATGTGAGTTATAAATCCTCTATCAAAAATAAATTCACCACCTACCATTTTTGGTGTCATTCTATGTCTACGCGGAAACTTTCTTTGTGACCCAGATAATCTAATCAATGTACCACCAAAACCATCTGGGAAAGTCATATCTGGACGAACTCTCATCCCATCTGGCATTCCTGTAGTAGTTACCCAACGTTTTATAGTTTGTCTTAAAGTATCAAAACTTTCTTTATATTTATCACTCTCAATATTATTTGGAACGATTCTTAATTCTTTTCTATCATCTGAAATTTTATGAATCCAAGCACTATTATTCTTAATAAGTAATTCTCGTCTTCGTTCAACTTCTTCACCTTTAACTCCACTATAAATTAAATTATCATCATCAATATACCAAGGTCTATCAGCTCGAGCTGGATATAATCTTTTCGGGCCCGTATAAACTTCATTGTTATCAGCATAAACTAATATTACTTCATCAGTTCCAAATTCTTCTCTTAAAAAATTATACTTAACTTGATATTTACCTCTTACATAACCAAGACTTCTTAAATCATTACCAGGTTTTAATATCACTTGATTGTTTTCTACTTCATAATCTTTAGTAATAAAAGTTTCTATTAAAGTTTTACCTTGTTCATCATAAACATTACATTCAATATAATCGTGTGCACCAGGCGTACCATTAAGAAATGGTGGCCAATCATAACCTGGCATCCCAGTTTGTCTATTCCCACCTAACTCTAAAAGTTGTGCATCTTTTTTCTTTAATCTATGTGTAGCCATTTAAACTTCCAATAAAACTGGTTGGTTTTTATAAATTCTTTTCATCTGTTTTTGTGTTGGATATACTTTAGAAAATTGGTATAAGTTGGGATAAATTTCTTTTGAAAATGTCCAATCTGTTATCATTCTACCATCTTGTATAATTTTATTTCCTACCACAATTTTTGATATCTTTTCCCTATAAGTGTAACGTGTATAATCTAATGGTTTCTTATCCCACCAACAAATATCAACAAAAATATTTTCTTCAACACCCAATTTTATAGCATCTAACATTAATTCTTGTAACTCTGAATAAATTGGTTCGTTTGTTAAAACTATATCAATATCCAAAGTTTTCCAATTCTCTCTAAACCCACTCGCTAACCAAACATTATATTTATCAACATTTTTTAATTTAAAAAATTTAGTTTTCCATTCACTAAACTTATGTAATGTTGGTGGCTGTAAATTACAATCAAACTTATAATTTCCATATTGCCAAATCATTAACTACCACCATAATCAAAATCATCACCACCACCACCTGATGATGTTTGGTCTGTAAATGAAGGAATCATTTCTTCTAATCTCCATTGATAACTACCTTGTCCTATATCAACTATGATAGTTACTCCACCCATAAGTTCTTGAAGTGCTAATGGTGTTTTAAAGAAACTATAATTTTTAGCTTTTACTCTAACTTGTATAGTATCACCTGGATTTACTGGTCTCCTTTTGTCTCCCCAACCACCATCATTTATTTTAAAATGTACATCAAGATGTTGTGGTTGTCTAACTCTAACGTCAACTTGTTGATTTATACCAGTAATACTTCTAACACCACTCTCAATATAATTTGGTCTATTTCCTATTGAAAACTCCGTAACTGGAAAACTAAAGTTATCTGGTTCTAAACGTGGAGTATCATCAATATCTGGCGTTGGTGTTGGGTCTGGTATAGAAAATCCACCTTCTATAATTTGTTCACCAGCATTAATAGCACCTGGTGGAGCGAGATTAAAAACAGAATAGTCTACACCAAATTGAACTGGGACATCAACCTTGCCATTGTCCGACGCTACAATTTGAGTAACAAGTGTTTCTACAATTTGTGGTGATGGTACTAATTTATAATGAGCCGCTTTAATAGTCTCTGGTGGTAATTGTTGTACGGCTGGTGCAATTGCAATAGAAAAGTCATTACTCATTATACCATCAATAGATAATCTAAAATTACCATTACCTAACCCTACAACATCATTAGCAGATAAAATGTATTGTCCAGTAGATGGGTCTACGCTATCAGAATAAACTAATTCTAAACTTGTATTACCAGATATTGTGGATATTATTTTAAATACTTTTAAGTCTACAGCATTAGCAGGTACTTGTACCTCAGTAGTTCCAGTTGGAACTTCACTCTGTCTTTCTTCATCATCCAACCAATCGAAATCTATCATCTTTAATTGAGTGGTTTTATTTTTACCACCCCATATTATTTTATTATTTTTCATTATTAACTACCTCCGAAATCCAAATCTTCGTAGTATTGTTCTTGTGCATCAACTTCTTGCGTTTCATTACCACCATCTCCGCTCCACATTATAGTTATACTACTTCTTGATGTAATACTTACAGGTGTAACTAACACTTGATTGATAGTGTAGTTTTGTGTATTACCCGCGGGTGGTTGATATGTTCCTGTGCCTCCACCACCAGCACCACCTTCATCACCTTCATCAAATGTAAGTTTTGCATTACGTAGAATTTTTGTATTTAATTCACCACCCCATAATAATTTTGACATCTCTTATCTCCAATCTAATATCCGATTTTATCAATCGTACCACGATTGTTACTATCAGAATATTTAGTCTGTGTTGTAGGTTTTGGTCTTGATGATGTTTTTCTTGGAATATCATCCATTGACTCACCTGGAATAGCTTTTCTTTGAGCTCTATCTCTAGCAGTTAAACCCTCTGCGTCTCTTTGAATAGCTACTTCTTTATTAAATTCTTCTTCATATTGTTTTTGTTCTACTTGTTTAATCAAATCACTTGGTGGTGGTTGTAATGGTTCACCAAGAATTTGTCTGGCTAAAGCTCTAACTTGTTGTGCACTTTTAGCGATTTGACCAGTAATCTGATACAAACTATCAACAATTGGTTTACCATCTTCTAATTTATCTCTCAATTTAGCTAAAGAATCATCATCCATTTTTTCAAAACCAGGAACAAAGAAATCTGCATCTCTATGTGTACCAAGTAACGCGTCAGCATTTCTCATTCTTGAATTTGTAATCCATGGCCCGTTTTCTATACTATCATATAACTTTTTTCCTATAGTTATAATATCCTCTGTTTTAAATCCCATCATACCAAATAAATTCATATTTGCTATTGGATATTTGACATCATCTTGATACAAACATAAAGTGGCACTATTAGGTTTTTTTATGACACTACCATCTTTTACTTTAATAGTTGGTTTATCATCCAACGTAAAATCTCTATCAATTACCTCATCAAGAATTTCATTTCTTGTCTCATGATTTCTAAACAACATACGATTAAAAATCCATTGGTGTGGTGCGTCTAAACCACTTCCAGTTCTAACATCTTCATATAATTGCATTTCGCCTTCAACCTCAAGTGCTTCAGCAGAACCTGAAATTTTAGCTTTTGTTATAGCGGAATCAAGTTTTAATTGATATTCTTTTTCATCCGCTTGTACAAGAGATTGAAAATATTCATTCCCATAAAGTTCTTCTACTGTATAAGGCATTTTATCTTATCACCCTAAATTGAAAATCATTATCTATAACGTGAACTACTTCACCAATACCACTACCACTAACAATTTTATAATTAATTCTATAATCTCTTTCTGGCTGAAATCCTTGTAACCATACATCAAAATAGTTTCCACGTGAGTCACAACCTATAATTGAACCACTTCCAAATGGAATAATAACATCTTCTGTAAACGCATCTTTTACTTCATAATAAGTACTTCCACTTGGTAAATATTTTATAGTAACATCATTTGATGTTGTTGATGACCAAGTTTTTGTAGGAAATCTTTCTCTACCAAATACTCTAAATCTAACTTTAGAATCTTCTTGATATTGTTTTCTTAGGTCTTGCATATATACTTCTACACTATGTAAATCACTACCAGTTATTGGTTGTAATGAACCAGTTTCCCAATTAGCATTGTTCCAAACAACTTCAAGTTTTGGTGGATATATAGTATGAGTTTCACGTGAGAAGAATTTAAAATCACCAAATCTTGTAGTATTACCTTCTGATTGTGAAACATCACTATTACCAACACTACCACTTCGTTTAACCATAAAGCCTTCATTTGGATAAACAGAACCACTACTAATCCAGTTATTGACAATACCAGTTACGTTCATTCTTACATCACTAGCTTCATTAGTAAATGATTGTGAAGCTTCTAAAGTATATTGTCCAGCAGTACCTTTGAACCAAGTTCCACCAGTATCGTTAGTACCAGCTACCCATTGGTCATTAGCGGTTGGGCCCGTTCTATATCTCCAAGAAGCACCATCGGTAACTATTGGAAAGTAATCAAATTTTCCTTCTCCATTCTCCCAAGATTGACTTACTGGATAAGCATATATTACATCACTTGAACCTAATTCTTGTGAACCAGCGTCGTATAAATTTAAGTAATAATCTGCGTCTGTTGGTATTAATCCACTACTTATAGACTTTGATATAAACGTTAAATCAAATTGAATTAAGATTCTTGAAACATTAATTTGTGTTCCAGAATCATTCATCTTCTTACGTATTTCTAAAATCTCATCGAGTCCAGTATTCTGACTGGATGTAGCTTCACCTTCATATAAAGTTGTATCTTTTGTTGGAAATTCGAAATAATGCATTAGTCTGTACTCCCTACTACCTGACCTTTTATGTCTGTGTCTGGATATTTTAATTCGAAAATACATGGGTCTAATGATGGATATACTACACCATCTTTATACGCCGCACCCATATCATATATGTGACCAGAGTAACCATCATCGGTTCTCCACTTGTTTCTAAGTAGTATTGGTAATTGAACTGGGTCACCTGGGCCATCTCCATCTATATCAATAGAAAATGGTATTAAATTAGCTACACCCTCTACCAAAGATATCTGATAAGACAAGTCTGCGACAACAATTGGTTGATTAATTTGCCATTTATCAATATCAAAAAAGTTTTTAACCTTCTGAATACATTTCAATAAAACTTCTTCTTTGTTGTATCCCTTCTTGGTCATAATTTTAAAATCAACACCTATATTAATAATCCAAGCGTCTTTAATATTTATAGCATCAGTAACCATTCTGTACATACCAAGGTAGTTTTTTAAGTTCTCTTTTACAGCTCTATTTACTGAAGTTAAGTTTTTTGCAGTATCATACCCAAGTGTATAAAGATTTAATGCTAAAGGATTGGGTATCCTTACTGGAACTTTTGGAGCACCAGTTTCTGGTGAATCATCTTGTCCATATAACTCTTTATCAATAGTGAAAATACCAGTTCCATCACCACCCACTTCCTTTTGAAATTGAAATTGTGAACCTTCTAATTGTTCATCTGGAACTATATAAGCTTTAGCAATAGCACCATATTTAGATGGTAGAGAATATGCTCTAACAATATAATCTTCCTTTGTAACACTCCTATTTTGAGCTTGAAAGTGAGCTAAAGCGTTCTGTCTAATTTCTATAACCGACTCTTTACCCTTACCACCACGAGCTGGATTTGGGTTTATCACACCAAGTGAACTTAAACATTGAGTAACAGTTGCAGAGTCCAGACCAGCTGATGATAGTGAAGCGTTTGATTCTTTTACTTCAATAATAGAACCTTCCGCAACGTTATGATTAACACCACCACCATGTGCATATTTTATAGTTAACGTAGTATTGTTAGGAGCTAATCCATACGCTTTAGTTTTTAAAAAGTTACTTGGGTCAAATGTTCTGTCTAACATACTTACACCTTCTGGTAAAGAAGAACCAACATTATCTGGATTTGGTATTATTTCTTCATCAGCTCCAGCAGAAACACCAGCTCCAAAACGTAATTCCGTTCTACCATCTGGTCGTATGTATGTTGTAAATCTTCGTGGTGTTTTAACTAATCTAAGTAAGAAAGGTACGTCATCAGAAAATTGTGATAAGTCTGGGTCTGTACTATCATTGTTTGATGAATCATCAAATACAACATCTTTAGCTAGAAAATCAACTTCATACCAAGTATTACTCTCATCATCTCGTACACTTATAATTTGTGATACATTTTGTTTCGATAACGCTATTCTATCATATTTAACAGCACTTCCGAATGTGAAAGTTTCTGAAGTTATATCTCCACTATAAACATTAGCACTTTTCTTTAACAAATATTTTGATGGTTCTGTACCAGATGTTTCATAAATGGTAGTAGAACGAGGCGACAATGAACTTGAATTAGCAAAATCAATATCGTCTGATAATCTAAACACGATACCATTAGATGATTTAACTTGTGTTCCATTTAAAACTTTCATAGCATATCTATAGTCTGGTCTAACATTGTCACCAGTACCAGTTGATGGTATTGTTTGGAAAAAATCAATCTTAGTTGACGATGGTGTAGCTAACTTTGGTTTATACCCAAGTGATTGAGCTATCTCAAAAACATTTTCAGTTTCTTCAGCATAAGATAATAAAGATTCTTTGAATCTATCATCAATGTAATAGGATAAAACATCACCAACATATGATGCCATTTCTATGAACATAGTACCAGGGTCTGACTCGTTAAAATCATTATATGTGTTTGGAAAATAAGTTTTAGCAAAATCTATAAGATTATCCTTAAACGTTGAGAAATCTTTATTAAGATATCGTACTTCTTTTTTTTCCACTTTTGCCGCTTCAGCCATTTAAATCTCCTAAAAATTAGAAAAGAAAGTTAATTGTAAAGAATCAAACACTCCAGGTTCTAATGTCACCCCAAACTCTAAATTGACATCAATTTGGTTCGGCGTCTGTTCTGAAGTGGTCACGTTAATTTTATTAAGTATAACGTGTGGTAACCATTGTGCTACAGCTTCTTTTATAGATTCTTCAACTTTCATTGGCGTGTCACTTCCAATTGGGTCAAACAAAATAGAATACAAATTAGAACCAAATTCTGGATTCATTGGTCGTTCACCCTTCATCGTCAATAATAAATTTTTTATATTATGCGAAGTTTGTTCTAATGTTGTTTGTGTTTGCTGAAAAAAACCAGACTCAGACCTTCCGAGTGGGAATGATAACCCAATCCAAGTATCTGGATTCAAATCATTTTCTAAAGCACCCATTTATTAATTCCCTTTTTTCTTATCTAAAGCTTTCATTAATTTACTATAATCTTTTGTTAATGCATTTGTCACGTGGTCTGGAACTTGGTCAACTGAAACACCAGCTTTTTTAATCGTGTCTACAGCCGCGACTTCACGTTGAACATCTTCTGATTTTCCATATCCCATCATCTCAGACATTTTAGATGTATCAAATGTTCCACCGCCTAATGTAGGGTATGATTCTTTACCATTTGGTAACCCACTCCTTGTTTCATTCAAAATTTTATTCAACGTAGAATTTTTAGTATAATGAACGTCTTCTTGAATTTCATCATTAGTTTCGTTCTTTATAATTGGTTCAGACAACAGACTATTCAAATCAACTTTTTTGTCTTCTTTGATATTTTTTCTTTCTTTAATAAATATCTCTTTTAATTGTTTTGACAATTCTTGTTTGACTTTCTTTTCTACTATTCTCTCAATAATAGTTAAAAATTGTTTCTTATTCATTTTAACTCCTCTATTAACCTTTCACTCCGGCGACACCAGTAAATCGTTGTATAACGAATGGTTCATCTTTTTTATCAGTAGACCCACCTGAATTGGAAGAACCCATAGTTCCTCCACTGCCACCTGGATTATTATCCATATGTTCTTTTACTTCTTCAATTGACGCATTATACCAAGATGTATCTGCTAGTACTTTCATTACTGATTTATCTTCGATAAACATAAATCCAGCAAAACTATTTGGGCCTGTGGTAATTGTGTCACCATCTTGTATCATTTTACCAGGTGACGCTTTTTTCCCATTTAGTTTTACAATACCTTTTACTTTCATTAATACTGCTTTACCCATGATTATCCTCTCACTCCAGCCGTGGCAGTTACTCCTTCTACTTCATAGTATATAGTTTCTACATTTTCTACTTCTTCCCAAATGGTAGTATCCCACATTTGTTCCATATCAAAATTAGGTTCTAATATAGCATTAAATTCACCTTTACCTACAAATTTTGTTGGTGTACAAGAAACATCACCAGT